TCATACATCAGATTCACCGATGCTTTTCCGATGGGGAACTGTAAAATAAACAGGGCATCGTATTGTTATGTTGGCAACAAAATGCTCGAGGCCTCTATAGCTTACACCCATAACGGGTGTGGTTGTAATGAATATCTTGCCTTAAAACACAGACATCAAATGCAGACACTTGCTTTCACAATGGATCCCGACATCATGCTTCAACACCTGAACACGCTCATTGGAGAGTCTCGCTTGCAAGCCCAAAGCTTCACCTTATTAAGTCGACATGAAGTGGTCAACTCTTATGTTGGAAGGTGGAAGCGTAGGTACTTGCGAGCGATGCTTTCTTTGGAGGAATACCCTCTATGCAATGCAGACTTCAACATCAACATGTTTGTCAAACCTGACAAAGAAGATGCATTGCCTAAAGGGGGTCCTCGAGCTATTCAGTATCGTGGTGCCCGCGCAGCATTGGAAATGGCCAGATTCACTCAAAGTATCGAACATCAGGTATATGAGTTGAACGACGATCATGGAACGCGAATTTTTGGCAAGGGTTGTAATCAACACACTCTGGCTGAAGATTTTCTCAAAAAGCGAGACCTGTTTCGTGATCCAGCATTTTTGATGTTAGACGCTTCAAAATTTGACGCACATGTTAGTGTTGAATTCCTCGAGATTGTTCGTTGCTTCTATGTTCAGTTGTTACAGTTGGCTGGTCAGGCCAAGTATGTCTCATATTTGTGGGGCAAGACTCTGACTAGTTACGGTTACACAAGACATGGTATAAAGTACAAAACTCGTGGAACGCGGATGAGCGGGGATATGGACACCGGATTAGGGAATTCTCTTATTATGTTTGCCGCGCTCACACATTACATGTACGTTACAGGGATCAGCAAGTATGTTATGGCCATAAACGGTGATGATTCTGTTATCTTCATCGAGAAGGATCAGCTGGCTAAAGCGCGTGACATCTCATGTTTCGTTGAGATGGGTTTGAAAATGAAGTTTGAAGTTGCATTGGATTTTCAACACATGGAGTTTTGTCAATGCAGAATGGTAGAAACTGACTATGGATGGACATTAGCAAGGTCACCTCACCGTATTATAACCAGACTTGGTTGGAGCGTCAACAAATTTGGCAAGTCTAGGTTGAAGGATTACATCTTATCTTTAGGAATGGGTGAGTGTGCAGTCAGTTATGGTGTGCCAATCGGTTACGCAATTGGTTTGGCGCTTAAGTTGGCTGGTCGTGGTGGAAAGTACACGGTTTGGGACAGATGGGCACAAGAGTGGTGTCAGCAAGAAAGATACTGGGAGGCGGAAGTAGGTACGGTTAGTTATGCCACTCGTGTTAGCTATGAAAGAGCTTTCGACATCAGTCCCGAAAAGCAGATTGAGCTCGAAAACAGCATCAAAGTTCGTTTGGGCTGTGCTATCACAGACCAACAATGGCATCATTTCAGGGAACTGTTTCCTGAAGAGCCTTTAATGGGTTTGTAACCTAATATCTGGGTTAAAGGATAATGTCTAAAACGATCATCAATGCACCTAATGCAGAATTGCGCACCAATATTAAAAGTGGTAGCGCTCCAAATTTTAAGAGGAATTCAAAGCCTCGTCGCGGCAATCGCAGTGGAAATAAAGTTCCACAACAACAACAGCAAGTCTCGGCAGCTAGTGTTGGATCTGGTCTGAAACCACATGAGATGAACGAATTCTTTCGCGAGAATGCTTCTCTCACTGAATGTGGCCAAGGCTGGGTCCATGCTTATATTGACCCCTGTGGCGTTCATGGATCCGGTTTGGATATCAAGAGAGTTGGTGATGGAGCAATGCCAATTTCAGCTATGGCTGAGTTCCGCTTTCTAGATACCATAACTTTGCCGTTCAATGAAGCAGCATCTGTTGACGTCTCAGGTCGCAATTTTAGTTTACTAATACTACAGTTGCCTATTATGCGTGCACTAAGCGTGATTGTTTGCCATATACGCTCAAGGGAGTTCGACACAGAAGTTATGACATCCTTCTCTCGGGCGTTTGCAAACATACCCAGCAGGGAATCCGCTTACTACCCCAAATGGGTGCCATGCGACTTGTCAGACACTGAACCGGGTGTTGTCGGCCCTGTTCTCTTTTTCAGCGTGATTGCTCCCTCTGCCCTTAAGGCTATTCAAGAACCTAACGAAGCTGGTATTTCCACTTTGTTGAACCAATTTCGCTATACTTCTTATGGCGTTGAGTTGGATCACAACACACCTACATTATATGATCAAGGCACCTTCGTCACGGCCTG